CAGAAGTCAAAATTTATGGCAAGATTGAAAAGGCTTCTTCTGCTTTACCGGGTATTGTAGAACAACGCTTTAACCAGCTTCAAGAAATTGAGGCTGTGTTAGAATATCTTAACATTGAATTGCGACGAACTCGATCTAAGACATTTAAAAAATATTTAGAAAACTATCAACGAGCACTTAGTTCGAGAGATGTTGAAAAATATGTAGATGGTGAGGCAGATGTGGTTGATATGGAGAAAATTATCAACGAATTTGCTCTACTACGCAATCAATGGTTGGGCATTATCAAAGGCCTAGATATTAAACAGTGGCAGATGAGCAATATTATAAAATTGCGTACTGCTGGTATGGAAGATGTAACACTTTAAGTTCTAATCATGTACATTGAAGACATTGTTGATAAAATTATAGGTATAGGCAGTTGGTTGTATCAAGGTACAATCACTTTTTCACCTTACGACTCTAAATTTCTTTATAGCATTGATAGCCAACTCTGTCTTGGACGAGGGTTGACAGAAAAACAAAATATTTTACTCTTAAAAATTTTAACAAAATATCAATCTGATATTTCAAAGTTTTTATCAGTTGATGTAAACCCTTTTTTAACCACACCGAGATACAAATATCCTATACGAACATTATCACAACAAAGAACTATAAAAATTGTTGATGATGCTGAGGGAAAAAATAAAACTATACAAGTGTCTTTCCCCTATGATGAATCACTAGTTAATCAAATTAAAGAATATAGAAAAAATCAGACAAATGATGCTCGTTCTCGACTAGGCTGGACCACAAATGGTACTATTAACTGGAATACTACTACCTCTACTTGGGATTTTGCACTACAAGAAGATCATCTTAGCTGGTTACATAAAATATTTGAACCAGCAGGATTTCAATTTGACAATACCTTGATAAAGTATATAGAAGAAATTAAGTCAATTGAAGAAAATGTCGAAAATTATGTCCCTATGATAATTTTTGAAGAAAATAAATTCAAATATATCAACACACATAAAAATATACCACAACCGACTAGCACTGATTTATTGGAAGTATTGTTCGAATCCAAAAAAAATGGTATTTCAATTTGGGATACATCCATCGATATAGCATTAGATGATATTTCCATAAATGACTGTACTAGACAATACCTAAAAATACAAAATTCTCAAGAAATTACATTTGATAACAAAATTTTTAATCTTACTGATCTAGAAGAAATTATTCATAACATCGGAAGATGTGTGTTTGTGATCCCCGGTGGAACTGAACACGATACATTAACCAGAGCACACAAATTTTTACAAAATTCTGGAATTTCTGAGGAAGAAATTACCGTTATGTTTAGATTAGACAGTAGTGCTGGTGCAATGTGTAATCATTATATAAAAGAAAATAAACTGAACACACCTCTTACTGATAAAACTAAATTTATTTTTGTCAGCAGTCGTGTTCCTAAACCATTGATATCAGCAAAATTGCCTATAGACTGTATTTTGAACTTTGGCAGTAACAATGCCCACTATACTTTGAAAAATTTACTAAAATTTCACCATTGCATTATTAACTACACGATGTTAAAATTAAACTAAGGATAAATTTTGTCAACTTGTAAAATAATTATTAAAGATGAGGTCAATGTTAAGATAGAAAATTTAGATCTTGACACAAGAAAGGCTTTGGTCAAGAAATTCAAGTACGAAGACCCCACTGCTCGCTATAGACCATCATATAAATTAGGTCGATGGGATGGGGCCATTACTTTCTTTGGCCTTGGCGGAACTACCTATCTGGCCATGCTTGAACAAGTATTAGAAGAATTAGAAAATCGTAACTTCGACATAGAAGTGGAAGATCTACGAACTAGTCCTACCCTGGAATTTTCTGAAATTTTAGAAGATTTTTGGGGTCAGAGCACTTGGCCAGAAGGACATAGGTTTGCTGGTGAATTAATAAGACTTCGTGATGACCAAGTTGAAGTTATTAATAAATTTTTAGCTAACCCACAATGTATACAGGAGATTGCTACTGGTTTTGGCAAGACCATTACCACCGCAACTTTGGCAAAAATTTGTGAAAAATACGGTCGAACAGTAACCATTGTGCCAAACAAAAGTCTTGTCGAACAAACGGAAGAAGATTTTATAAATGTAGGATTAGATGTAGGTGTGTACTACGGTGACAGAAAAGAATTAGGAAGAACACATACAATTTGCACTTGGCAAAGTCTTAATATTTTAGACAAAAAAAGCAAAAATGCCGGTGAAAATTCGGAAATTTTGACACTAGCAGAATTACTAGAAAATGTACAATGTGTCATGGTTGATGAAGTACATATGGCCAAGGCAGAAGTATTAAAAAAATTATTAACAAACAATTTAAGAAATACTCCAATCCGTTGGGGACTAACTGGAACCGTGCCAAAACAGGATTTTGAGTTCCAAAGTTTAAGGGCAAGTCTCGGTGAAGTAGTTCATCGCGTTTCTGCTCATGAGCTACAGGAAAAAGGTGTTTTGAGTAACTGTCATGTGAATATTATACAAACAGGAGAATGGAAAGAATTCTCAAGTTATCCGGAAGAATTAAAATATCTTGTTACAGACTCTGTACGAATGACCTATATTTCTAGTATAATTAATGAAATTGCTAAGACTGGAAATACACTGGTACTAGTGGATAGAATTGAATCTGGAAAATTATTAACAGAACAATTAGAAGATGCGGTGTTTATTTCTGGTGCAGTAAAAACAAAAGATCGTAAAGAAGAATATGACGAAATTAAAACGAGTGATAACAAGATTATTGTGGCGACTTACGGTGTGGCCGCTGTTGGTATTAATATCCCTAGGATTTTTAATATGGTTCTTTTGGAACCCGGAAAGAGCTTTGTCCGCGTTATACAATCAATTGGACGCGGTATTCGAAAAGCAGAAGACAAAGACTTCGTACAGATCTGGGATTTGACAGCCGCAACAAAATATGCTAAAAAACACTTAACAGAAAGGAAGAAATTCTATAAGGAAGCTCAATATCCTTTCACAATAGAAAAAGTAAAATATCAATAATGCAAATATTAACACTAGAAAATAAAACATTTTATCTCAACGAACTACCCGAAGAGGTCGATGACGATATGAGATTCGCAGTACTAGATAATAGCGACTCATCGAACCCTGACTACTTCTTTATCCCACTAATTTTTCTGGAAAGTTTTACTGGCCCAGCAGTGGTACTAAAGATAGGTAGTAATGAAATTACCATGCCACTTGATTGGTGTACTATAGTTGGAGATCCAGAAGGACCTGATATGGAAGTACTGCCAATTACTAGTTTGAATGACCGAGGATTTAGAACCTATTGCTTTAATCCATTGAGCAGTTTTAGACCAGAATTTCACGACATTGACATCATTAATGTATACCAAGATGTTAAATGGTATTTCCCAAAGATGCGCCCGGGACAACTACTATGTACTCCACTACATGCTGGAGACGACCCACTCTGTGCCTACTTTGTTAAAGAAGTTAGTAGACAAAGTGAACTGGTAGATTATACTAAATGTTGGTAAAAAATGGGAACTCTTACACCAGGTTTAACATACATTTACGAGCGGGTAGACAATGAAGTATATGCCCGTGAAGAAGGCTCTGCTCCCAGTACTCGAAAGTTAATAGGATATGGATACGATCCAGTAACTGGACATCATATTGATCATGATCCGAGAACTTCGGATGGTAGACCTTTACACGATCACATAATGGAAGATAAACTGTGGGGTGATATTCGTCGAGAGGCTAAATCCAATCCTACTTTACAAGAAGCATTGAATCGTGTTAAAGTTACATATTACCTAACTAAAGATTACGAAAAAAAATATGGCAACCGCAAAACTTGATATTAAACGAGAACTGAACGCAGTAGATTTAAAGAACTACAATTTCTATGATAATCTCACAGACGAAGAAAAGAAAGCATTTAGTCCATATCTATTGATGCGCTATATCTCCAATGTACAGGGTGACAGGGATATACAAGAATGGTTTATTGAAATGACTAACGAATTAGTCAACAAACATCACTGGACATTGAGTAAAAATCATAAACCATTACTGTGGAAATTGTTTGCAGGTATAGGTACTGGTGCTACTGCTTATCATCCATATTTGGCCGCAAGTAAAAAAGAAAAAGCAAACAAGATAGAAAAACTACTATGCGAAATATATCCAGCAAGAAAAATGGATGAGATTAAATTGCTAGCATCTATGATGGATAAAAAAGATATTGAAGAACTATTTGATAAAATGGGATTCGATAAAAAACAAAGAAAAGAATATGAATGACAGCATTTAATAAAACACAGATTAAAAATATCAATATTAAATTTGATACCGGTGTTTGGAATCCACAAACTCACAACATTCTATTATCATACGATCCATTGGCCACAGCAGGATTTATAGTTAAAATTGTTTCAGTTAATGACGAACCGCCTATTACTAGTTTTAAAGAAGCTGACGAGATATTAAAGAAATTTAAAATAAAATGATAGCACTAGTCGAACAGCCATTCCAATGCGTACATTGTAATAAGAGTTTTATGAAAGAAAAAACTCTATATGCTCACATGTGTGAAAACAAAAGAAGGGCTATGCAAAAAGATGAGAAGCGAGTGCAGGCTGGCTATATGGCATTTAATAGATTCTTCAAACTTACTCAGAACGCAAAGAAAGATAAGACCTATGAGGAATTTTGTAAGAGCGCATATTATAATGCATTTGTAAAATTTGGTAGTTTTATTAACAATGTTAATCCACTGTATCCAGATAAATTTATTGATCATGTTATCAAAAGCGGCGTTAAACTTGACCATTGGGCCAGAGATGAACTCTACGAAACTTATCTATACGATACAATAAAAACAGAACCAGTTGAAAGTGCTGTACAAAGAACTATACAAAACATGATGGATTGGGCAGATACTAGCCAGGCCAACTTTAATCACTATTTCAACTATGTTAATCTTAACAAGGCGGTGCATGATATTAGAGATGGAAAAATATCGCCTTGGGTTATATTGAATTGCGAATCCGGAAAAAAGATGCTGAACAAATTTAATGACGATCAATTAAACCTCATTGCACCTGCTTTTGATCTTCCTTATTGGTTGAAGAAATTTAAATCTATACCAGCAGATGTTGCCCTAGTACGGGAAATATGTAAAGAGGCAGGAATAGAATGAGAGAGTTTTGCGAGAAACATAATATTAGAATTGTTGATACAAATAAAAGATTCATTAGATATAAACCCGTTGGCCATCAGTATTTTAAGGATCCTAAAGATTATAATGTAGTTAACGACTTTCATCTTGCTTATGAAACTCAACCGTTATACACGATAGAAATCCCTCTAGAGAATTTAGAAAGTATTAAAGAATTTGAAGATCAAGTGTTTAACAATGTGAAACAAAATGGGGCACATCATTATCAAATGTTTGAAGTTATGCTGGAGCAAAAATATAAAGAGAAAAGATTACGAGACAAATATCCAGCAGT